ATTGGGTGAAAATAATAAGCACAATGGAAGTGCTATTTTTTTTCAAAGAATTTTAAAAAAATTGAAATGCTAAAACATTGCAATTTTTTATTCAACAAAAGAAATGGATATCTTGAAGTCTTCATACATAAAAGAATTTTATAAAATAGTAGGAATTTATATTTTGTGGATAAGTATCCACTACTTTTCGTCACATATGTACACTTATTGGTGCACATATGCATCATTTATTGGTTTTGTTCTTTCTCCGTTTCTAGCAACTGCTCCTCATTGCCAAGCTCTTAGGTGGGGAATAATTCACGGAGCCGATCAAATTGTAGTCATGTGGGCAACACTAGGAACTTGGCTCATCGTGAACTCGGTTTTCAATCCTTCTTCGTAAATTTATCAATAACTTCTTTGTGATGAATAGGAATTAATGCGGCATCATTATCTATGATTTTATTAAAACTAGAACAATTTTTTTCAAATACTATCTTTTTATACTCTTCTTCTGCTTCAATATTAGCAAGTTCTTTAGATATACTTTTTTCATCATAAATCTCCAAAACTCTAGAAACTATAGGACTTCTCTCTACATCGGAACTTTCAAGAGTAACTACTTCTATTCCTATATCATTAGATGATTCACCTTTTTTATAACATAATTTATTATACATGTAAAATCTATCAATAAAATCAACTAGACCACTATAACTTCCTTTATCCGATTGCTTCAAGTCTCCTGTTATAACCATCTTACTTCCAATTCCAATTCTAGTTGTTAACATCATCATCTGATTTGGCGAGCTGTTTTGCATCTCATCTGCAATTATGAAAGCTTTTTTGAATGTTCTACCCCTCATGTATGCAAGTGGAGAGATCTCAATAATCCCATTTTGAAGCATTAAATCAATCTCTCTCTGAGGATAAAATTCCAAAAAAATATCAAATATCGGCCTTGTCCAAGGATCCATTTTTTTATTTATATTTCCAGGAAGAAACCCTATATCTTCCTCAACGGGAACAACTGGTCGAGTAATAATGACCTTTTCAATAACCCCCCTTTTCAAGTCATTTATTGCTTGATTACAAGCGAATAAAGTTTTACCAGTTCCTGCTGGTCCCACAATAAAAATTAAACGTGTTTTTATGTCTGATAAGTATTTCACATAATTTTTTTGATTTTCTGACTTTGGCTTATAAATCGGAAACATATTTCTTATTTCGCTTTTATCTTTTTTCATTTTCAAAGCTTTTGAAAAACTTCTGGTGGTTTGCTTTAAAAAAAATGATTGCGATCTCAAAAGCAAAAGGGTGCTTGCAAGATTTAAAAAAAGCTTCATTATATGTTATATCAATATTATGTTTAAACGACTAATTATCTACATTGTTATTCTGTTATTTTTTTTATTAAAAAAAACCTTTTATATTTTTTTACTCCTGTTTGCGTGTATCCATCGCTTTTGCGCACAGGAACCATTTCCATACGATGCACGTGCAAAAGCTGTCTAACTATGTTTAGTAAAGGCCATTTTTGTTTTATTTCTGCACCATTTTGTAAACCCGTTAAAGAAGAGGAACTATAAATTTTTTTTAAAGAATATACTCTTTCCTTCATTTCATTATATTTAATGTCATTTAATAGTATAGTTCTCTCGATTAAATGCCCGTTTAAGTTATCCAAATTTTCAAAAGAAATACCAACATCGTTTAAAAAACTTTTACAGATTTCTTCCATAATATAACATCGATAAATTATTTTACTTATTTACTATATTTTTCATATTATTTTTTACAACATTTATTCCAATTGAAGATGTTCGATAAAATCTAGTATTTTTACTTTTAACAAACTCGTTTATTTTTTCAATCCTTTGCTTAATTTGTCTATTTTTATTTGCAATAACATTTTTTATTTCATTTACTGCTTCTTCATGAATAATTTTTTCAGATATAATTTCGCCTCTCATTGCCTTCGATAGTAATGTACTCCTTTTTAACGAACACGCCACACATAAACATCCAATATCTATATAATGTTTTGTTTGAATTATATTTTGACTCTGATTTTCAAGACATATTTGACTATAAAATAAATATTCATCGTATGTATAAGGATTAAAAAAGTCTGTTTTTTTTTGATCCCAAAAATTTATATATTCTATTCTCTCTTCTTCGTCAAAATAATAAAAAATGGATCTGTCTTGCTTCATCTCATCCAAAAAATTTAAAGGAATCTTATAAAGTAGTTTAAAACTTTTAAATAGATCGGCTAAAGGTTTTTTTTCCGTTTCATAATCATTTACTATTGTAATCGGAGTTCCTAAAATATTCGTGAGTATATTTCCCCACAAATTTACGTCTTTAAGTCTAAGTTTTATATATTTTATACCATTTAAATCTTGCAATAAGTATTTATTATCAAAATCAAAAATTTCTGGAAAGCTTGGGAGACTATAAAATTCTTTATAGTAGTCAGAGTTTCCCAAATAAGGAAAAAGACTATTGAATCTATTTATTACCTTTTCAAGATTATACGTATTGATATTTCTTTCAGAGTTATTAAAATGAAGAATTCCAATATATTCAAAAAATTCCGAAATTTTTCTCTCTATAGGTGATCGAAATACGTCTATAACATAAACATTTTTCCCGATTAGTTTGTTATACAAAATGTAGTCATTAACTTCTACTTGGCCAATATTTTGATTATCCGATAGAGCCGAAAACAAAGTTTTATCGTGAACATGTACAATAGTAAACTTTTGAGAAGAAGACAAACGTAAAGATGTTACTAGTGTAGTTGATCCAACTTTCGGAGGACAATAAACAAAAATTATATTATTATTTGGTGTAGGATTTTTATTTAATAATTTTAAGTTTAGTTCTTCCATTAGCAAAATTTTATCATCTGAAAAAACTTCCATTTGTGTATAGTTATATTACTATTTGTAAAATATAACACAAATAGTAAATTTTATTTAAAACCGCATTTAATCCTTCTTAACCTCCGTGACTACACTTCGCGGAGGCCTTCCGCGTCCACGACCTCCAGAAACTCCTCTTTCCCGCGCCGGTGCAACAACCTGCCACTCTCCTCCATCTCTAGGACCAGAACCACGAACGCGAGGCATCTTTTGCTCACCACCTTGTGGCACACTGGCAGAACGGGGTGGCTTTACAACTTCACAATTCTCTTCATTTTCGTGCGAATCCTTATAAGAAGAGCGCGTCATTCTAAACTCGCGCCTAGTCTCACACATCAACTTACCCCCCTTAATACCAGCCACATCTGCGGCCTGAACATCATGCGCACCTCCCTCAGTAGGGGCAAGCTTAAACTCAACATACTCTCCCTGAACAAGATACTTGTATTGTTGATTTGATACCTGGACTGCGCTGTGGTGAACAAAAATATCAGTTCCCGCCCTAGGCCCATCAGTAACGTTAATAAAACCATAACCAGACTTGTTATTGAACCATTTAACGCGTCCAGTAGAAGTTTCCACCGAGCTTGTAACAGGGACATGTGTTTCAACAGATTCCGTCGACGACATACTAGTTATACTATTCATATGTGTTGTAGCTTTATATTATTTTCACACATTATAAATAATCTAATCGGTTAAATCTTGAAACAAGTATTTATAATTAGGCATTTCATCAAAATTTAATAATCTTGTATGTTCTAAAAATTTTTTAATTTGTTTTGGAATATTTTCATCTTTTACTATATTAAGTTTTTTATTTTTCATTTCATTAAAATCAACGCAGTCTTCCCATTCCAATTTCCCATAGTACAAATACAATAATATATACGCAACAGACTCAATATCATCTCTTCTACTAGGCTGATTTAGATTATGAATATTAACACTTACAAAAATTGGTGTACCTAATATTTTAGTCAAACCCTTATTTTCGAAATGGTTTTCATAAATCTTGTATTTCTTACATAAACCGAAATCAATAATAAAAATAACATTGTTATCGCCAATCAAAAAATTATCAGGTTTTACATCACGATGAATCAAACCCATATTGTGGATAAATTGCAATCTTTCTAAGACTTGTCTCCCGATTTGTAAAACAACTTTTAAAGGGAGACTATTATATTTTTTTATCAAATCAGAAAGAGAAGGACCAAGTAAAGTAAGGACCATATAATTATTTTCACTATCTACGCCAAACCATTTTACTTTTGGTATTCCTTCTCCCGAAGACAGATATTGATATATTTTTGTCTCATTTTTTAAAAGTTTTGTATGATTTGCTATAGGTTCTACTTTAATAGCAACATTTTCTCCAGTTCTAATATTGCAACCCTTATATATTTGTCCAAAACACCCCTCTCCAATTTTTTCCAAAATTTTATATTTATTTGATATAATCATCTCTTATATCATATCTAATACATCTATATCATTATATTAAAACAAATTAAAAGATACCCCACAAAAAATAATATATGACTGAAATAATTACAAAAAGAAAAAAAAACAAAAGAAATAAATTAAAACGTTGGAGTGTAGTTTTTGTCGAAGACTCAGACGACGAAAGATACATTAAAAATAACAAAGTACAACTTTCCGAAAAAATTATACATACAGAGACTGATTTGTTGCAACAAATTTCAAAGTCAATAATGGAATTTCCTTAAGCTTGCTTAAAAAAGCAATCGAGCCAGTTGCCTCACAAATTTTTTCTAACTCGCTTGAAATATTATTTATTTTTAAAAGAGCCTTTACAAATTCTCCCAAAAAAATATTCTTTTCTTCCTCCATTTTTTGTAAAACTAATTTACACCCTTCAGTATTTTCAGCATCACACCAATCTAAGACATAGTTCATTAAATCAAATTGCATATTATAATCCGTCCCCGTATTTATCTTTTGTTCATCTTCATTTTTTCTATAGAACTCGTACATTTTTTTCAAATGTAAAATCATATTTTCTGATTTTTTATCTTGACAACTTGGACTAAAATTCCTTTTATCTTCACTAGTAGTAATATTTGCAAAACAACTAAAAACTGCGGCAAGTTGTCTCGAATTTAATTCTTCTATACTTTTTTCTTCAAGCACATTCGCAAAAACTAAACAATGCACTTCCTTTATGTAATTAGCAAAAATTCCTTTGCTTGTTAGAGAAATTTCTCCTTCTTCATCAGTTTGAATAAAATTATTTTCTTTTAGAAACTCAAAAATTGTTGCAACATCATTATTCAAAAATTGCTCGACATTTTTAAACTGATCTTCAAGTTCAAAAAGAGTGTTTTTTTTTGAAACATATTTTTCTGCACAAACTAAATCATTATTTAAAGAATAATACTCATTTTTAATATCATTCATTCTTTTTTCAATATCCTTTCTTTTTTTATTTGTACTTTTCGGAAGCTTTGATGATAGTTCGATATATTCTTCCAAAATATATTTTGGTGTTTTTAAATAATTTATAGTTTCTTTTGACTTTTCTATTTCACTTTGCAGATCTGCCATTTTATAATAAATTTTTCCCAGCTCGGCGTCAATATCACTTTGGATCATAGATCTTTTTGCAAACTCCGTAAAATTTTTATCTCCAACATCTATTAAATTTAGAATCAAATTATAAGAAATTTTAAATTTAGAAGTAAGAGTCTGGGGTTTCCCACACATAATTTTCTTGTAATCTAACAAATTCATATTTTTAAACAAATTATTCAAATGAATTACGTTTCCTACTTTATCCAACCCTCTTCGACCCGCGCGCCCAGCCATTTGTGTATATTCATGAGAGTACAACATTCTCATTCCATTTCCATCAAATTTCTCCAAACTTGTAAACAATGTCGTTTTTGTCGGCATATTGATACCAACAGCAAATGTCTCTGTTGCAAAAAGGAGTTTAATGTATCCCTTTGCGTACAATAACTCAACCATTTCACGCAAAACCGGCATTACGCCTGCATGATGTATTGCAATCCCCTTTTCTAAAAGATACACCATATTTAAATATTCAGGAAGATCTAAGTACTCTTGGTAATTGGGAAGCTTTCGCATAATTTGTTCGCATTCGCGTCGAATGTTATATCCGACCTTAGAGTCAAATTCAAGAAGAGGTTGTGTTATTTCTTTAGCACAAATTTCAAGTTGTTTTCTAGATAGAACAAAACAAAGAGCCGGCAACATATCATTTTCAACCATATGCTTGCATACTTGATTCAAAACATGTCCTCTTTTAACAAATACTTGTTTATTAGAAAATAAATCAAGCATTTTCTTTGTTTTGTGATAACACACTTCATCAAACACCCCTTTTGAGTTTTGAATTGTAAAAAGAGTATTAGTGTTATCTTTTATTTGTTTTTCCAAGTCTTTGTCTTTTACTGCTTTAAAAATTCCATTATTTGTCGTTATAAAAGAATAGTGAGTTAATGGAACTACTCTCTCGTATGTAGTTGTTAAATAAACAAGTTTGCCGGAAACATTACTATCTTTAGATCCTCTTGTTTCACACCAAAGAGCAAATTTTTCTGGATTATCAATTGTCGCCGAAAGCATTACCATTTGTACTTTAAGAGGAAGCATCATAATACTTTGCTCCCAAACTTTTCCACGATCAGTATCATTGATGTAATGAACCTCATCAAAAATTACACATGCCAATTCATTCTCAATATCCATATCAAAAGACATGTTCGTGTTTATATTACTTCTTGTTTGATAAAGCTTATTCAAAAGAATCTCTGTAGTCATAATCAAAACATCCGCCCCAGGATTACATTTTATATCTCCAGTTATTACTCCAAATGAAATATCTGGAAATTTTTTTGTAAACTCATAAAACTTTTGATTTGAAAGTGCTTTGATTGGACTAGTATAGATAACCTTCTTTCCTCTTCCTACAAAATATTCAATAGCAAATTCAGCAGGAAGTGTTTTTCCTGACCCGGTATGAGCTGTCACCAAAATGTGATTTTCTTCTACAATAGCTTCAATTGCATATTTTTGAAAACTACTCAAAGGAAATGGGTATTTTTCAAAATTTTCGGAATATTTTTTTTCATTTTCTTCGGGATAGATACTTGAACAAACTTTTACCATCTATAGTGTGTATTATCTTCAAAATCTTTATATTGTTTAGAATATCTTATATTGGCCATATAGATAATACAGCGTCATTCCAGATATTCTAAAGATATTTATATTCTCAAACTAACATTTGAATTTGGAGTTGCTAAATTCGGAACACTTCCTCCTCAGCCTCCTCTCATTTTACGCATTCTACGTGTTTTACGAACGCGTCTTGTTTTTTTACAAGTATTGCAAGAGCATCTACATCTTTTTATATTACAAGTTCCGCACTTTAGTCTATTTGAGTGATTACATCCTTTACAATTTCTCCGAGTCATTGTCATTGATATCTTAAACGTAGAAAATATTTCGTTAGTATATCAATTTTTATATATCTATCATAATTATTAATGAAATACATTCTCTTTTTTCTTTCATTTTTTGTATTCAAAAAAGCGTCTAGTTTTTCTAAACAACTACTACGTGAAACTTCTATTATAAAACTAGAGGCACCAAATAAATTTTATGGTCCATTTGGCAGAAAATATTACGAGGAATATGTTAAAAAATTAAATTCGAGAAATATAACTACACGCAACGAAGCGATTTTAAACGATGGTTCAAGAGAAAAATTTTTAAATGACGTTCCCGGAAAAGAATTTGAAGATATTATTTCGTCTATATTTAGTAAAAAAAATGATACCGATGATGAAAATAACTCACAAACTTATGACAATAAGCCGCGAAGCAAAATATTTATTATTCCTACAGGAAATTTTAGAGTTCCCATTCCTCTTCAAAACGAAAAAAATGATAACGAAAATGATACTGATGATGGTGATTACTATGATATGAATGGTAATTTAATAAGAACTAGAAGAAACCCGGGAACAAAACCTAAAAAAACGGAAAACTTTGAAGTAGTCACCAAGTCCGATACAAGTTTCAAAGATATAGGAGGATATGATAACATTAAACTAGAATTAAATCAGTGCGTAGATATACTAAAAAATTATAAAAAATATAGTAACTATAATATTAGAATTCCAAAAGGACTTATACTTGAAGGACCTCCGGGAAATGGTAAAACACTTTTGGCAAAAGGATTCGCCGGAGAATCTGAAACAGCATTTATTCCTGTTTCTGGCGCGCAGTTTCAAGATAAATACGTTGGCGTTGGATCCGGTAGAGTGAGAGAGTTATTTGAACTTGCAAAAAAAAATACTCCTTGTATTGTTTTCATCGATGAAATCGATGCTATTGGGAGAAAAAGATCTGGAGACGGAGACTCTTCGGGTAACGAAAGAGATAGTACATTAAATGAGCTTCTAATTTCTCTCGATGGTTTCAAAAGCTCGACGGGAATTTTTCTTATGGCAGCCACAAATAGAGCCGATTTACTTGATCCAGCGCTAACACGCCCAGGTAGAATTGATAAAAGAATTTTTATAGGACCGCCGGACTCAACAACACGTGAAGCTATATTAAATATTCACTTGAATGGTAAACCTTATGACAAATCTATAAACGTAAAAGATCTAGTTGACATGACCGCGGGACTTTCTTGTGCACAAATTGAAAACATTTTGAACGAAGCGATGTTAAATGCACTACGCCACAACAGGCTTCTAATGGAGTATCGAGATATTGATTTTATCATAAGTAAAATGATGGTAGGATGGCAGCCTACAGAACATCAATTTACAAATGATATTATTGAGAGAATAGCAATTCATGAAATGGGGCACGCAATTGTTGGATTTCTCTCAAAACATCACTCAAAGGTTAGCAAAGTTACTATAAACCTTTCATCACCTAACAGCCCTGGCTACACTATATTTGAATCTTCGACTAGTAACATATACACCCGCGAAGCACTATTTGAACATCTCATGATTCTTTTAGCGGGAAGAATAGCAGAGGAAGTATTTTATGACGTGAGTGTTACAACAGGAGCAATTAATGACTTTGAAGAGGCTTTCAAATTGGCAGAAAAAATGATAATATACTACGGAATGGGAAAAAGTTTAATATATCCAAATTTAAGCGATAAATACAAAGAAAAAATAGATTCCGAAGTAATTGGTCTCATCAACGATGCATACTCTATGGCGCAAATTATTGTAAAAAAATCAAAACGACTTATCTACGAATGCGCAGAAATTTTAAAAAATGAAAAGTTATTAAAAATAGACAGACTTACAGAAATAATCAATGAAAAATATCCTGAAACATACACGTTCAAAACAGAAAATTAAGTATTAAACACTATTTCATAAAATTTTAATTTATACCACTATAGTATAAATTAAAATTTATGTCAACAAAGTATAAACCATTAGAAGAATCTAAAATATTATTAGTTTATGCATATTATGAAAAAAAAAATCAAAATAAAAACCAAACAAATTTAGCATTTTTTTTAAAGTATGGGTTGAACCAGAGTAATTGGAAATCCTTAGATATTACATATATTTTAGTAATAAATGGTGACGATTGCGAGGTAATGATACCAAAAATAGAAAATTTACATGTTATCAATAAAAATTTAGATAATTATTCAGATTACGAAGGATGGTGTGATGGTATTTCTTACATTGAAAATAAAAATAATTCAAAAATTTTTTCTACATATGATTATCTATGTTTGATAAATTGCAGTTCTTCTGGACCATTTATGGAAGAAGATAAAAATAGTCATTGGCTCTATCCTTTTTATAATAAAATTGTATCTAGTAACTCTGTTGCGTGTTCTCCATATATAAATAATTTTGGAAAACCGATTCTTTCATGTCACTTTGTTTTTATTAAAATTACTCAACATATTTTGCACTTATTGCGCGAGTGTCTCGTAGATGGAAACTTTGTTCTTTCTAAAAAAAAGGATAAAATGGATGCTATAAAAACCGGAGAATTTGGTTTATCATCAATTTTAACTGAAAATAATTATAATATTTGTTGTTTATTTTACGAAACACTGAATGATTTAAATAATCCTGACTATATAAGACGAGAGTTCACACACGAAACAAATTCATTTCGTCTCAATAAAACAATTTTTATAAAAAATGTGTGGAGACTTCCGGTTTTCGACAAAGAACATCCTCAAATTTGTTATGCCTCTACTCCAGTTTTATACGATTATTGTAAAAATTTTATATACCAAAAACTTAAAATAAAAAACTTATTTGAAGATTTGCACAACGAAAACATAGACTATAGTTTACTTCCAATAATCGACAAGGTTAATTTTTTCAATTATGCTAATTGGAAAAACAAAAAACAATTTTATCATTTATATGGTCACGCAGAAGAATATATTATTTTTCCAAAAAAAGGATCTTTTATAAAAAAATCTTATGTGATTTATGCTCACTACGATTCTACAAATAAAATTTCTGATTACGTAATTAATGCCCTAAAAACACTATTTTTTCTAGGATACGATATTATGTTCTATAGCGCGTCTTCAACTATAAAAAATATAGATTTGAGTATATTACCATTTGAAGTAAATTTTGTAGAAAACGAAGGGCCAGGAACAGACTACAAAATTTTATCGATTGGTTTAAAAAAAATGAGAGAACAAAACATTGATTGTGAATGGGTAATGTTTATGAACGATAGCTTATTATTTCCCATAAACGGAATAAATAACTTTATTCAAACTATAACAGAGACTAGAGAAGGATGCGACTTTTGGGGACATTGGGATAGTAATGATGTAAAATGGCATATTGTTGGTGTCCCTCTTGAATTCAAATATAAAATTATGCGGGAACATATTCTCAGTTTTTTAGAATTTCGAATACCAAAATGCAAAGATTTTTTAGACTACGTTAAAATTGTAGAGACAGAAATGTGCAAATTTTTACACGAGTGCGGATTCAAGTTTAATGTTCTTATTAAAGAAAGTGAATATAAAAATGCAAAAGATTTGCCTTGTCCCAGTCACAATCCTTATATATTGTCCCAGTGGATAAAAAATCCAAAAGCATTTGCGATAAAATGGAAGTATTCAATTTCTTATTTAAAAAGTGACGATGTTTCAGAATATTTCAACTTTCTGGCAAAGTATATATACTATGGTCCAAAAGGTTTAATATCAAAGGGTCAGCAAGTTGGTGCTTTTCCGAATGCAGAAGAGTTTCCCAAAAAACTTGAAGAATTCAAAAGTAAGTTTAAATGCCCTAATAATCATTTAATGAAATTAAAATAAATTTTTTATTAAAGTCGCGCGGGTCGTAATCTTTTTTATCTATAAGATTTATATTTTCTCCTTCTCGATGGATAAAGTAATTAACTTTATCAAGTAAACTAACATACTTGTATATCGGTAAAATAATAATAGAGTTGTCACTATCTTCATTGTATAAAGTAACATCATCGTCATTGAATAAACTTAATAAATAGTATGATGCGACTAAACAAAACTCTGGTTTATTAACTACCACAATATCATCAAATCCCATTTTTTTTAAATAGTAACTAGTTATTCCTATTTCACCATTTATGTCAAAAATTGTTACCCTCTCTCTTCGGTCTCCAAGAAGTTGTTTTACTTTTAAAATACAAAATAATGATTCAA